CAAACGCCATCCCCAGTTCCAATCGAGTCCAATACTCAATATAGAATTTTGTTGAAAGGGAGGTTTGCTCTCCCTTTTGATTCCTACCTAATCAATATTTAGTTAGGTTGAATCTCAAATAGTCGGGGAGTGTTCACTCCCCGTGCGATCATCTTGTGCCGCCTGATCGCTACAAAACTATTTAGATTTGAAATTACTTGAACAACTTCATTGTTTCGGTAACTAGGTCAGCTTCCAGGTGTGGAGCGTGAGCTTCACGCAGGCCATCGCCCTTGTTTTCTGGCTCTCCCTTAGCACCTTCTGCAGAAGTATTTGAAGCTCCTGCTGGCTTATCAACTAGCTTACCGTCTTCAGATGCAGCGGCTCCGGAAGCGGTATCGACTTGCTCAGGCTTCTTACCTTCACCATCAACAGCGATGATTACACCATCAGCATCTTGCACGCCCTTGATCTTTCCACCAACTGCTTCAACCACCAGAGCGGCCTTAGAGCGGAAATCTTCTTCAGACTTGAATTCAAAGGCTTCGCATAGCTTAGTTACGCGGTGAACCTGAGTATCAGCAAGACCTTCGGTTACTTGTCCAATAATTTCCTTGATCTTAATTTGTACTAGCTTGCTTTCAGCTTCAACCAAAGCAGCCTTAGCAGCCTTAGCATCTGCTTCTAGCGCAGCGTTTTGTTCTTGTAGCTTGACCAGTTCTTTACCAGCGGTATCTCCGCTTAGTTCAATATCGGCCTTCTCAAACACGCCCTTCAGACCTTGTAGGAATGACTCAGCGATTTGACCCTTGATTTCAGAATCTAGACCAACTGCGTTTTCCTTAGCCCATTCTAGGACGGTTTCTTCAATTAGGCTGTCCAGCGTTGCCACAGCTTCAGTAGCGAATGCTTCTTTAGCTTCGTTCAACTGCTTTTCATATGACTCTTGGAATTGAGCCAGTTCAGACTTGACGCGCTCATCCACAGCAGCTTCGAAAAGGGTTGTTGTCTTTTCTTTGAAGTCTGTAGGAAGTTCGGCGTTTTCAAATAGGGCTTTTAGAAGTTCCATTTGTTTTCCTTGATAGGTTTGAATCTAATACTATTTAGATTGTTTATTCTGAATGAACACTGTCGCCCAATCTGCGAGCCGGGTGTTTCTCTGCGTCGGATTTCTTTTTAAAAGGTCCGGCAATCTTCTTTGGTTGGCCGTTCACAGTCGCCATGATGTAATGCTTCTTACCGGCTCCATCATCCGATCCGCCTGTGCCTAGATGCAGGTTAGCGCTGAATTCGCTACGCTCCATACCCTCGGTACGGGGTTTAGGGTCTCCATGCTCTGCCCAGCGTTTAGCATGGCCGTGAGCCTCTTCCTTATCGGGAGTGTGATAGTCCGCTTCATGTTGATGTACGCCATCTACGTGATGCTTTACCCGGAATTCTTCCCACTCATGATCGCGGTGTACCGTTGCCTTGCGATTATCTTTGGAATATTCCCCAACCTTGCGTAGGGCTTCATCTAGCATAGATTCGTTGGTCACATCCTTTCCATCATGCTTAATGGAAACTAAGGTATGGCCCTTTCCACCCATGCCACCCGGTTTTGCCGGAGCATATCTTTCATCACGATGAATGCCGCGAGGTGAATAGGATTCGTGGTCATAATGGTAATCTTTACCATTTTCATCTTTAGCGTGAACTTTGAATTTACGCATTTGCGGGACAGAACCCGATTCATATAGTTCAGCAAACTTACCCATTATTTAGCCTTCTTGATTTCATGAATCAGTTGCTCGAATTTTTCCAAGAATAGCGCTTGGGCCTTTTCTTGGTTTTCCTTCTCAATCCAAATTCCGCCTTCTTGAATCCATTCTGTGGATTCCTTTAGTGCATTCATATAGCAGATTTGGCCGGATGGCATATCCACAGCATCGATTGCGTTAAGCATATATTCAGTAACATATTTGCTACCGGAACGCTCAACCACATTTCCTAGACCGCGAGTTGACATGCCCATTTTGAAACCGGCTTCAACTAGCGATTTAATTTGTTGTCCGTGAATATTATTTAGTACACGAGCTTTACCAATAACATTGTTACCATGCCACTCAAGAGACTCAATATATACAGCCGCTTCCTTAATATTTGGGAAGGGATATGTTGGGTGATTTAGTTCCCCAACGGCACGGTTGGCCTTAACATAGTCATTCATGTAGGCTTCTACAGAAGCCTCCATCATTGCCTTTTCATAGATACGTCCGTTGCGATTTTTCGCTTCGGTCATGATCATTGGACCTTCCAAATATAGAACCTTACCGGCTTCAGTTTGCTCGGTAAGGGTTTCCATGTTTGGTGCCCACTCTCTCAATAGTAGCATGGCGACTCCTTATTATTTGGCAGAAGCCGCACCGCCTGGAGGGGTGAAGATCATTCCCTTGTTGTCATCGCTCTTATATAGACCGTTTCCAACTGAGCCGGCAGCTCCATGATTAACACCTGGTGGATGGAAAGTCATACCCTTGTCATTTTTGCTGACGGAATATAGAGAACCTTCCTTTGTCTTTAGATGTAGCGTTTCGCCGTCAATGCGATCGATGATACACTCATGACCGTCATATTGACATGCATCTCCAGCTTTCAGGCCAGGAGGAACAAAAGTCATGCTTTCAAACAATGACTTAGCAATAAATTTTGAGCTATCGGCACGGAACTGCGCAGCACGAACATCCAAAGCGCCTTTTAGTGCGGCCTTAGCTTCCGTGATCTTCGTAGCATCGCCTGATAGCAATGAATTGATGATATCCTTCTTATCCATGTTTTACCTTCTAGTTGGTGCTGGCGGACGAGTCGCCTTAGCTAGTTGAACTTGTGCATCGATTTGGTCATCATGGATACCAGCATCGAAATCTGCTTGATCCTCAGGTGACTTATAATGCCCATCCTTGATTTCTTGCTTGATTAGTGCAGCCTCTTCCTTGATATCCTCATCGCTCATTCTCAAGATTTGCTTCTGGATGGTCCTCTTAGAGAAATACTTGCCTACGTAAGGATCAGCCTGATCTAGAGCCGCCAAACGATTCTCCATAACCTGAGCTTCTTGCTCTTCTTTTACCAAGGTATCTGAAGCATACTCAAATGTGACTAGGGGAAGAATAATATCATCCCAATCATCAGCAGTGGTAATTCCCTTTAAAATCAACTGTGTTCTCAATAGGTCTAGGAACAGACCATTAAAACGACGACGCAGACGCTGAACAAATTTATTGAACTTGATTTCGTCGCGGTTGATTTCTGTTGCTCGGTTACCAATTGAGATCGTGGCTTCGCTCTCTAGGCGAGACTTAGGAACATTCAAACTTTCTAGAAGACGTTTTTGGAAATACTTCAAGTCTTCAATTTGACCTAGGTTTTCACCTGCAGGCAATGTATCAATCTCGGTACCACGACCGCCCTCACGACGAGGTAGCCAATAGTCTTCAAGCATTGATACTTGGTGAGAATTTCCTTTTACCTTACCAGTATTACCATCATACACCAATTTAGTCCGATATTTATTGATCAGACTCATCATATATTCTTCAGCGCCCTTCTTAGGCAGTGTGCCTACATCCACATAGAAGATGCGGCGCTCAGGAGCGCGGGTAATACGATAGATAACAGCAGCATCCTCCAGCATGCGGAGGTTATTTAGAGGCTTTCTAGCCTTCTCCAGGTATCCTAGTACCACATTACCGGTATCACCGCTTATAATGCCGCTATGCACGAATGCAATGGTATCCGGAGATAGTTCTAGGGGCTGGTGTACGCGAGACTGTAGATTAGTGCGAACTCCGGTGTCGTTTGAAGCCGAAGTGGCATATGTAGGATCATACAAGAAGTAAGAGCGCATATCCACAATTCTATCGATCTTAGTTGCCGGATCGGTTTCAGTGTGAATCTCTTTTACCTTCTTGATGGCACGAGGATCCATATTCACAAGCTTTAGAATACCCTTCTTAGGCTTGTTAGGATCGATAATCTTGTGATAATATAGTCTACCATCCACATAGAATTGCTTGTAGATTTCATAAGACCTTAGATCAAACTTAAGCAGACGAATCAGGAACTCAAATTCATTCGTGATTTTCTCTACCGTCTGACCAGAGAGGCTTTCAGAATCCTTAAGTTTGATTACTACGGGACTCTCATCTGCATCCGAAGTGACTGCCTCATTGATGATATCGTCCACCGCCTTATCAACCTCGGCATGAAGAACCATTGAACGATATTCATTAATGACTTCGGCTTGATTCCGTAGATCAAGTTGGTTGGCAAAACCTGAAGTATAGTAATGACTTACATCAACTAGATCGGAAGCATCATCATTCTCAACAGCCACTAGAGTCTGCTTTTCAATGATCTTTTGTTCTTCTTCACGCTCTGGGTTTTCAACTTCAGCACCCAAGAAAAGACGTGAGAAAGTATTACGAATAGATGACTTTGCCATAATTGCCCTTGTTAAACACGTACTAATATTTAGGAGGGACTTGCGCCCCTCCTAAAATCAGACTATTACAGCGTTACGTTAGGCTGTGTATAAGACACGTAGCGGAAAGTAACGTCATATTGTGAATAACCGTCCATTTCACCTGAGTCCATAGACATTTGACCAACCGTAGCAGGCCATGCGTCGTGTAGCAGGTAAGTCTTAGTGACGTTATCATTCACATCCAACAGTTCCAACTGGAGGTCGTTCATGATGGTATCAAGATTCGTTAGACCCTTGTTAGAATCAGAACCGTTGATATTTTCAGACCATTTTTGGAATGCGTTGTAGACATTCATGTCATTGACGCCGATGAAGGTTACTGTGAACTCTTCATATGTACGGTCGCCAGGAATAGGTAGATTACGGCCACCCCAAGTTAGATCAATAACACCGATCGTTGCGGATGGGGTGTTAGTTGTTCTAGCTAGCAGAGAGGCTTGTTGTCCGTCAGCGCCGGTTCCTGCGTAACCAGGAAAGTTGACAGTAACTCTCCAACGGTTAGAACGAACTAGACCTGAACGAATAGCTGCGCGCAATTGTGAAATCTGCATTTTGGATCCTTATGTTAATGAAGGGGATTGCTCCCCTTCTTTGACTTATTCGCTTTCGGTGAAGTTCACGTCTGGGCGAACCGCAGACAGATTCAGCACAACCCAGTTGATAGAATAAGTTGGCTTGATCAGTAGCTGAACAACCATCTTGTTCTGTAGGCGAGTATCTGCATCGTTATTTGTTGCATTACAGATAACACGGAAATCTTCGAATGCACGACGATTCATCATGTTACGCAGGAACGGACGAGCAGCATTCACGAACTGAGCGCGGGTGATATCGTCGTTG